AGAGCGCGATACAGAGGTAGCGCCCAATATTATTATAGACCCGGTGGCTTATCAGTTTCTGGATGGGGCTACAATAGATTATGATACCTCTGGTATGAATCCAACTTTTGTATTCACCGATGTATTTAAAGAACAAGGTGGCACAGGAATGTGTGGGGGGTGCGGAGGTGCAGGATATTGATTACAGTTACACAAGACGCTATAAATCAAATGAACTCCATCCTTGAGAAAAAGGAAGATGCGATAGTGCGATATGAACTCCGGGGAGGGGGATGTGGTGGATTGATAGCCGAATGGAAGACAGAACCTCATCACAAACCAGAACAAGGAGAAATGACTTGGGACTTGGCCCGCGGTAAATTTGTGGTAGATAAGGCTACGACCTCGTTTATAGACGGTGGCGTAGTCAACTATGACCTAACAAATTTTATGCCCAACTTCATTGTTAGTGTGCCAGATAAAGGCCAATGCGGGTGCGGATCGTCTTTTGTTGTTCCTAAAGGATACACCTTTGGGGAAACTGTATAAATTAGACTAATGGAGAAATTAAATGGACGGATTCAAAAAGTTAGTAGACGAAGTAAGAAGCAAGCCGTGGATATGGGGAGTATTAATTCTTATCGTGGTGCTTGGTATTATTGGTTAATACCATTATGTTTTCTGAGTTTGGCGGGATGCGAGACTATGAAGAGCAGCCTGATAACGGGGATGGCGACGACTACCGCTGTTGGTGTGACGAGTGTGGTCGCGCCGGGTGTCCTTGTTCCAGCCGTAGTAGGAGGCACAACGGCTGTGATTGCCTCTGCCCTAACTGCGGAGCGATCTGTTAAAGGTGAACCTATTTCTGTTACGGCTGACACGGTGGTTAATAAAGCGCCTGACAACTTTTGGACGCTATTGGGCAAGTTGATTGAAATGGGTGGTTGGGCGCTTCTTCTTATAGTGATTGTTCCAATGGTCTTCTCTTGGCTTATGCCCGGACCTATTCAATTCAAAGGTAAAAAGAAAAATGGCTCGTAGTTATCCGTTAGAAAATAAAAGGTTTGGTTCAAAGCCTCAGCAAAAGAAAAACAGGGCTGCTAGAAATACTGCAAGACGAAGGGCTATAGCATCTGGATTGGTTAAGAAGGGAAGTAAAATGGATGTCCATCATAAAGATGGAAATCCAAGGAACAATGCGAGAAGTAATATATCGGTTGTGAGCAGAGGTAGCAATAGAAATAAAAGTCCGGGTAGGCCGAGTGGCAAGAAGGACGCAGTACAAAGGAGGCCTCGTGTCGGCTAAGTCTAAGTTTCTCGCTGTATGGGATTTAAAAATGAAGAGACGATTGGAATGTCTTTTTGATCAAGGTGGCACATTGATTGAAGCCGCTAGAGAAATGGGCGTCAATAGATCTACCCTAAACAAGTGGATGAATGGCACGGATAAGCAAAAGGAAAGTTTTCGTGAAACCGTGAAGATTGGCAAAGAGGCTTCGGAAGCATGGTGGATTCGTCAGGGTCGTGAGAATCTTGAAACTAGAGGTTTCAATCACGGACTCTGGTTGATGAATATGGTCAATCGTTTTGGCTGGACTTCTTCTCATAGCAAGAAGGAAGAGAGGAAGGAAATCGAGCATACGGTTGAAGTCAAAAAGAAAGTAGATGTGGATGCCATTCTAGAGAAGGCTATCAAGAAGGGTGTCGAAGAAATAGAGAAGACCATACACTAGGGGGCGATATGATTTCGACAGGAATAAAAGTTAACTCACTTTCTGGACGCGGGTTCGATTCCCGCCGCCTCCACCAGAGGAAATAATTATGGCAGAAGGAAGAACTAGAACTGGAAAAGGCTGGGAGACTGAACAGCATGGATTTAAGGCTATTAATTACGCCCAAAGTGCGGCAGATATTTTAGATCAGGCTGCAGAAGGAACTCTTATTGCCACTGGATTGAAAGATGCTCCTATAGATCTAGAACGGCAGTTGCAACTGGGCGAATCAGTTAATCCGTGGTCTTCTCCTTTGGGTGAAGCAGCGGGTTGGAAAGAATGGGCTGGTGATGACTTTGATACACTGGCAAATCTTCGTCCTTCTTCTGATCCCTCGGTTGTACCCGTGGGTGTAGAATCACCCGGTTGGCAGGAAACTGGAGGCAGAGGATTCGGGGCTGTAGGCCCAACCGCGGGAGATCTTGGACAGCAGGGCACCCAGACTCCAGCGCTTGAAGGACTTACAACTAAGGGAGAAGAGGTTGCAGATTTCTTAGAAGGGGCTTCGATGGGTCGACGCGGTGGTCCGGCAGATCCCATGGGAGTAAGCAAGCAAGGCGTGATACAGCCGACCGTGGGCAAAAGGGCGGCGGGCGAAGATGTTCCTATGACTCTTCCTCGGGAGGGCGATGTTCAACCCCCGCCCGGATTTGAAGACCTAAAGCAGCAAGCCAGAGCCGGGGCACAAGTGGCTCCAGCAGAAACATGGGGACCGGGACCAACAGAATCCGTTTTGAATCAGCAAATAGATCCGGCGCCAGAAACTTGGGGGCCGGGACAGACTGGTGCGCCACCCGGATTTACTGATTTACCGGGAAGGCATCCTGACGTTATGGCTGAAGCGGGTGCACCCCCTCCTGCAGAACAAGATTTTGGACAACAGTTAGTGAAAGCAGTTACTGATCTTCTTGAAAAGATGAAGGGATTCTCATTATCGCCAGAAGAATTTGCAGATATCACTAATATGTCTCCAGAACAATTAAAAGAGGTTTATAATAATCTAGCGCGTCAACAGGGAAGGGACATTCATCCAGATCCGCAAGCATGGAATCTGATGGGTGGGGAGCCATTTCAGTCTCCAGAATCTGCGCAAATATTTCAAGGCCGAGTTCCCGTGAGTGAAGAAGTTATTAGACCGGGAGAAGGAGAATATTCTCAATGGAATATACCATCCAGAGAAACTGGTCCGGGATTTATGGCTCAGGATTATGCTCAGGCTCAACCCGGGACGACTGACTGGATGCGTCAAATTTATCCTTGGGCTAGGAATCTTCCTGAGAATGTTTTACAGAGGGCCATTCAGGATGGTGATTATTTAAGAATGTTAATGCAGAAAGCGGAGGCAGGTGAACTGCTTCCAATGATGTAATATGCCAATTAAGAGATGTACTCTTCCCAAAGGGAAGAAGGGGTGGAAATGGGGTAATAAGGGGAAATGTTACCCAACTAGAAAGCAAGCAGAAAGGCAAGCAGCGGCTGCTCACGCTTCTGGATATAAAGGATAATAGGGTGCCAGTGTGTTGCCCGTTATAGCAAAAGACGTTGACTACAAGAATAATAACTCCGACGCCGCAAAAAAGTTTGCTGAATGGGCGCACACTGCCCCGTTTGAAAGAGCTATTGAAGCGTATGCTGATTGTCATCGCGATCCTAATATTGATGATTCTTTCATTAGGACTCTTGGGCAGTTGGATCGTTACTATCTCGGTGTGTTTCTTTGTAACCGCCATGACATGGTGCATCCGTGGATTTATGAAAGATGCAGAGAAGTCGAAGGAGATAGAGACTCTAGACTAGATTTATGGGCTCGGTTCCATTATAAGAGTTCTATAATCACATTTTTAGGCAGTATACAGGAAATTCTTTTAAATCCTAATATCACGATAGGGTTGTTATCGTTTTCTGCTAGACAAGCGAAGCCTTTTTTAAGGCAGATCATGCAGGAATTTGACGTTAATGAGAAACTTAAACAACTTTATCCTGATATTTTGTGGGCAAAGCCAAGACTTCAGGCTCCTAAATGGGCTGAAAATGAAGGTATATGTGTAAGAAGGAACGCTAATCCTAAAGAACAAACCGTTGAAGCACATGGTTTGGTCGATGGACAGCCAACTGGACGCCACTTTGATCTTATTATATATGACGATGTGGTCGTTCAGGAAGCGGTAAACACACCAGAACAAATAAGAAAAACCACTACTCAGTGGGAATTATCCCTTAATTTAGGGTCTACCTACCGACCTAGATTCCAATATGCTGGTACAAGGTACTCCTACGGGGATACCTACGGTACGATCCTTCAAAGAGCCGCTGTAAAGCCAAGAATACACCCGGCTACGGACAATGGTCAGATGGATGGAGAGCCTGTCTTTCTTGAAAAAGAGAGATGGGAAGAGATAAAAAAGACAACATCTACCTATACGGTTGCATGTCAACAATTACTTAATCCTATAGCGGGTTCGGATATTGCGTTTAAGGAAGAATGGTGGAATGAGTGGGAGGTTCGACCTTACACGATGAATGCCTATATTATGTGTGATCCCGCGCACTCGCGCAAAAGAGAATCAAATAGAACTGCTATCGCAGTAGTTGGAGTTGACGCGAATTATAATAAATTTCTTCTGGATGGAATGTGTCACAGGATTTCACTTTCAGAGAGATGGGAAGCCATAAAAAGTTTCAGGATAAAATGGAAAAGAGCGCCGGGAATCAGAGAAGTGAAGATTGGTTACGAGAGGTATGGGGCGCAATCTGACATAGAACATTTCAAGGAAATGATGAGAATAGATTCAAGTTCATTTCCTATTTACGAATTAAATTGGACTGGAGGGGGCGGTCCCCAGTCTAAGAAGGATAGAATACAGAGACTAGAACCTGATTTAAAAGATGGTTCATTCTTCTTTCCTTATCCTACAGATGAGAAGAGATTAACCTCTCATCAGAAAGATTATAAAGAAAAGAAACAAGAGTTTTTGATCTCTAAGAAGATCATGCGAAAGGATGAGGAAGGGAAATTATATGATCTGGTTGACTGGGTAAAGCGTAATGAGTACCTTTTATTTCCTACCATACATCCGGACTTTTTGGATGCCCTTTCTAGAATATACGATATGGATGCAATGCCTCCGATTTCTAGAAGGCGTCATTCATTGGAACCGGAAAAAGAGGCAAGATACTAATGGCGAGGAGATTTAGAATAGGAGGGAGAAGATCATATCCCCCGCGTAGAGTTGCCTATCGCATGACCAATGGTCAGAAGTTCTATGAAAAACAACCAAGAGCATTTCCATATGGAGTAACCCCTTATGTTGAGCCGTACTACTGGGTTATAGGGTATGCCCAATATGACGTTATGGGCGTTGAGGATTCTTAGGAGTTAAATTATGGCAGTTACTATTGTTACAAGATCAGGGAAAGGTTCTCCATTGACACACGATCAAGTGGACGCTAATTTCAATAATCTAAACAGCGGGAAGGATGATACAGTAAATAATCTTCCTCTTGATACAGTTATGAGTTCGACTGCTGACTTTATTCCATTTTATGACACTGCGGCCACTGCTGTTAAAAAGATAACCCCAATAAATAGTGTGTTCTTTAATAGGACTATTATAATAAAAGTATTGCCAGACGCTATTCCAACATATGTAGGAAATGGAATTTCAGCAATAACAATTCCTCTTGCATTGAATGGTCTTGTTTTGAGTGCTGTAGCAGGTGATTTGGGAGCGCATGTTTACACAGCAGGAACTACTGGAACTACTGACATAATGATCCATAATCTCACTCAGGCGGTAGATATGTTAACTACTGTTATTACTATTGATACTGGAGAGACGGACTCTTCTACTGCTGCCGCAGCGCCGGTAGTGGATACATCTAATAATACAGTGTCCACTGCGGATGTGATAAGGTTTGACATTGATGCAATTTCTTCAGGAACTGCGGCCAATGGGTTGGAAATTAGAATGCAATTTAAAGGAGCGTAATGCTACAATCTTATACAAGAACTCATGCGCCCTCAGTTGAAGTTAAGGGAAGATTAGTTCCTGTTCCAGAAGTTGTATGCTCTATAAATGAAGACCCAGAAAAGATAAGGAAAAATATAAGAGTCAATATAAAAAGAGGACTTCCTCAAGTAGAACCCTATGAAACGCAGGATAAAGTGGTTGGTCTTGCAGTAGGCGGGGTTACTCTAGAGGAAACTTTTCCTGATCTTTTGGAAAAGAAAAAGAATGGGATGCCTGTTATTTCTGTTAATGGAACTCATAAATATTGTATGGATCACGGATTGGTTCCCTCGGCAATGGTCATGTTAGACAGTAGGGAATTTAATAGTAGATTTATTTATCCTTTATCTGAGGATTGTAAATATTTTATTTCTTCTCAATGTCATCCTTCTGCATTTGATAATCTAGAAGGATATAAGTTATGGATATGGCATTGCGCGGGAGATACAGATAATGAAGACCTATTGAAAGAACAATATGGTAATAATTATTTTCCAGTTATGGGTGGTTCTACTGTAACTTTGAGAGCAATTCATTTATTTCGTATGCTTGGGTTTTCCAAGTTTGAAGTATATGGTTTCGATAGTTGTATCATTGGTCAACATCACGCTTATGAACAGAAAGAGAATGATGATGAGCAAGTAATAGATGTGGTGGTCGCTGGTAAGGAGTTTAGGTGTACTGCAGCCCATTATCATCAAGCGCAGGAGTTCGTTCAGATGACTGGAAAGACTGGCGAATTTTACGATTTGGCTGTTCATGGGGATGGTCTTATTTCTCATATTATTAAAAATCCAGATTCATTGAGGAAAAAGGAGGAGGTAAACTAATGGCTGCTACTGCTTGGGCTTTCTATAATTCCTTTAGGGAAAAATTAGGCGAAGGCGATTTTGATTTAAGCGGAACAAGTG